TTTTTATTGCTTATTATCCGCACCCAAAAAGTTGCATTTATAAGTTGAACTCAAGTGATATAATCCACAACGAAATGGTTTATTTGAGGATTTCGTTGAATTAAACTGTTATTTCAGAAACGATTGGTCGAATAAACCATAATTGAAGGCATTGTAGACTATGCTATTGAGATAGCAATAGAGAGTATCTGCAAAGGTCTATTGCAAAATAGATTAGCTATAATGTTATAGTGCGGCGCATAATGTCGGGATTGAGAGCGTTGGAAATGGCACGGCAGAACTCCTGGCCGAGAGAGTCTGCGTAGAACTCCTGAATGTTCATTACGGAAGCGAAATACTTGCGAGAGAACCACCGCTTGCGCTTGCGACCGTTGGCTTTGCCAATGTCGCCGGGGTTGCCTCGCGGAGTATTGCGGCCCGTGCCATAGTCAACGAAAAGACCGTAGGTGTTAAATGCCTGTTCAAGAGTAATGTCGATGAACTTGCCGTCGGCTGTCATAGATATGCCGACCGTCGAGCGGTAAAGCGCCCCAGTATCGATGACACCGAGAAGGGCGATTTGCTCGCGCCATATCTTTACCATAGTGGAGTTGAAGGCCCGGACGTATTTACGGCGGGCTTCGACACTGTTTTTATCTGTATTCATAGGAATGTTCCATTGGCAAAGGTTGGCTTGATAGCTTGCACCATCGACCGCAGAGCTGCGCCCTGCGCCCGCTGACGTTCAAGCGCCAACTTTGCCGATGGGCTTACGCCCATTCATCGGGGTTGTATCTTAAATCGGTGAACACATCGACGGCTATCTGGAAATAAGCACCGGCGGCGCCACTGAAAAAATAGCGGTCAATCTCGTTGAACGTTATTCGGGGGTCAAGGTAGATGCAGTTCTGCTCCAACTTGACTTTTTCAGGGAGAAGCCGCGACATGAACTGACGGAACAGTTCGCGCATGATCTCCATGCACTCGGCGCGGGCCGCCATATCCTCGGCGGCGTGGCGCATAGCGAAAAACACGGTTTTGACGCGGCGGGTGCGCGGCGTGTTGTTCAACTCGGTATAGCCGTCGGCTATATCGCTGACGCAGACGAAGGCTGTTTGAGTCTGTGCCTCGTTGACCGCTTCCTCGAAGCCGTCAAGACCGCTGACGCGGCAGAAGGTAAAACCTTCTTGTCGGGCAAGGCGGTTGGTTGCGGTCAGGTTTTCAAAGAAAGCCGCCGCGTTCCATCGACCGTTGAGTTGCGCTGTCATTTGGAGGCGGTTTTGGCGTTCAGTTCCTTATACTCACGAGCCTGGGCGTTAAGCTCAGTGAGTGCGCGGTGAGTATCGAGCGCGAGGACTTCTTTCTCTTTCGTGGCATCACCTTTGGTGAGGGCACGGATCTGAGCGTTCATCGCGTCCTCGACCGAGGGCGCGGCAGAGCCGAGCAGGTTGCCGCCGGTGGCGGCGCTGATTGGCTGAAAGAAATCCGGGAATTTGCGCGAGAAGGTATCTTTGAGCGCGGCGAACCAGTAGAAGATGCTTATGCGCTCGTATGGCTTGAAGGTCATGGCCTTGCCATAGAGCGTAGCACCAAGTTGGTCGAGCAGTTCATCGTTCTGCGTCTGGAGATAACCTTGATAGAGGTTGTCGCAGATAATGAAAGTCTCAAACGGCACTTCGGAGAAGTCAGCCGGGAGAGCGTGCTGGCGGTTGATTTTGGATAGCCTGACGGGAACCGTCGGCAGAGAAGCGAGCCAGTCGAGATGCGGCAGCAGCTCTGCGAGGGTCAAGGGAGTAACCTCAAAAAGAATCTTTGCTTTTTTGAGGAGATAGGCCCCGCTGTCTTGCCGACCGATAACCTTTGTGCCGCTCCACTGGAGAAGGCATAAGGTCTTGATTTCTTCCCAGCAAAATCGGCTGCACTCGGCATAGTCCAAGCGAGCTTGACTCTGCTCTCGTTGGCACGATTTGTCGTCGGTGGCGAAATCATCGGCGAGAAGCTGATAAACATAGCGGAGCTGTTTATCGGAAAGCTCGTGCCAGCCCTGCGGTACGATGAAGTTAATCGAGATTGTCTGCATAGGTATGAGCATTATTGTACCGCGAAGGTACGGTAATGCCCTTACCGGGTAAAAGACAGCAAAGGCGACTCCCGGAGTGGGAGCCGCCACAGGTGGGTCGGGTCGTTCAATATTCCTGCTCGTGGATATTGATACTGCTGATATATTCGAGGCAGTCGCTGAATTTTTCCATCACGAGCATCGTGGCGAATGTTCTGCTGAACGTGAAGATGTTTGCGAAAAGGCAGGTCGATTCATCGGTGAAATGGATGAAGGCGAAGAACTTTCTTGCACCGTCGGGGCAAGTCTGCGAGTAGTCGGTGAGGTTGGCGAAGTCGCGCTCAACGGGTCGTTTGTCGGGAAGTATCATATCGAATTGATTTAAGAGTTATGTGCCGAAGCACTTTAGATTTTACGTGCAAATCAAAGAATGTGCATAGGAGGCTGAGAGAGTCAAGGGTGAAAGCCGTTCTGCAACGGAGCGAAGAACGGAGGAACACGGAGTGCAAACCTGCCCTTGACCTGCTGACGCATATTCTAATTTCGCACAGGAAAATCAGTGCCTCGTGCCATAACTCCAATGCGATATGACCGACAAATGACCCCTGCGACGTAGCTTCACCGACTGCCGATTGCCCCGACACCGCTAAAAGAAGTAGCCCGAAGCCTTCTTTTCATTACGAAAGACCGGCGGCGCAAACAGCTTCGCGGTTTCCGACTGATGCCATTCGCTGAAAAATTCGGGGTTCAGCCGGATATAGTTCACAATATCCGCGAGTCTGCGCGAGTTGAAAGAACCCGACCGCAGGTAGCCCACGACCTGCGCTTTTACCTGCTGGACAATCTCGTTCCGCTTTTCAGTCAGATCTCCGCGCAGGTTTTCCGAGCGGAGTGCTGACATCAATTCCGGCGAAAACCATTCTTCGGCCACCGACGCTTCCAGGTCTATGACCTGCGGTCGGAGTTCGAGATAACGGTCCCACTTGGAGCCGGTGGCTCCGCCGACTGCATCGACGATGCCGAGGTCAGGGAAAAGTGTTGCGCCGAAGAAGTCGGCCTGTGCCGAGGCGAGCCACTTGGACGCGCCCGGCAATTCGGGCAAGAGAGCGGCGATGCAATCGTCGCGGTGTGCGAGCATTGAGCCGACAAGTCGGTCGACACGCGGCTTCGATGCCGGAGCGAGGTTTGAGGTGTTGACAACACCGAAGCCGTTGGGCGTAAGCACAATGTCGAGCGAGGGAATTGCCCGGCGCAGAGCGTCGGCAACAACGAGCCGTGCTGTCAGGATTTTAACCGGGTTGGAATCCGTGTAGCCGCAGATGGTGTTGAACGTGCTTTCACTGGTGAAAGTCGTTCGCGCCCAGTCCTCGGCGAGGTCGAGAAAGAGCACGAGCCTTTCGATAAAGGGCGTCTCGCCCTTGACCGAGGCGATGATGTTGGGAAGATGGGAGCGCAACTGCGCGTCAGTCGTTATCAGCTTCATTGTCGGATTTGGATTTGTCGTTGGAGTTTGGGAGTTTCACTTGTTTGGCGTCCTGGTGCTCGTCCAACGTAGTGAGTTGGATGAACGGCACCTCGACGTGAACGCCCTGCCAACCGTTAAATCGGATTATGATGCGATGCACGGTAAAGAGCAGGTCGTGATACGGCTTCTGGAGGGCTTGCGCGATAGTGTAAAGCTCGCGCTTGTCCGAGCCGGAGTTATTGCTTTGAGCTTTGCCGGGGACTGAACCGACAAGATTACTATGCACACGCATAGTAAAGCATATCATATTGATTGCTTCCTGTATGTCGGTCTCCCAGTCGCCGCCCTCCTTTGAGTCGTCAATCTTGTTGATGACAACATCGTGCTGCTCCTTGCCGTCGGGCGTGACGTAGAACGTCGAGAACCAGGCTTTGCCGCTGTTCTCGGCACCTGTGAGGAAGTCGAGAATCTGCTGTTTCTCGGCGACGATACGCGCCTGTTGCTTGCGGCGGTCGGTGATGCCCTCGGCACGAAATATGGACTCCCAGTATTTTGCCCCGACCTCGATGTGGTACTTTATCGGCGCTGAATTTTTCAGCTTCGCTTCTTTGGCGATGCCGATAAGCTGCTTGATGTTGTACCACTTACCCCGGAACAACGCGCCGTAATACGGAATTGGATAGTATGTGCTATCCACGGTCGGGATGCGCGATACAATAGCAAATTTCCGGCACTTCGACTTTTTGGCGAGTTTGTCTTGCAGATCTCGCCACGGCGAAGTCTGGTCGAGTAGGTCGATTTCCTCGATGTCGCTCCGCGACGAGATGGGTTTACGCCAGTTGGCGTAAAGGATTTTGGAAATACGACCGTGCTTGTCAGCCGGAGTGAAGCGGCAATAACAGGCTTCCTTTCTCAACAGGCGCACAATCCTTGTGCCGTCCTCATTGAGAATAAGCACTGATACGGCGAATCCGAAGTGCTTGAAGTCCTGACAGATGCCGAGAAAGTAAGCGGCGAGGTCGTTGTCAAGTAGGAAGTCATCGACTGCCGACTTGACCGAAGCGGAGGCTTCGGTGGCGCAGTATTGCAGCCCCGAACCGTAGCAGACCTCGGCGTTGAAACACTGGCAGGTTGCCAAAGTTTCGTCTTTCTCGACGAGCGCGAGCAAGTCGAACGGCATCTGATTGTCGCCGCCCCACGGAACGTATGAGAGCGTATCATCTACGATGGTCGGCACAATATCCACGTCCTCGCGGAACACGGTAGCCGAGTTGACGGTGAACGCAGCGCGGGCCTCGAAGCCCGGAAGCGTTTCAACGGAGTTAAAATTAAGGTCGGAAAAAGATAAGTCCATAACTTGCTGATTTATGCAGCGAAGTTATGGACTATATGAGGTGCGCGAAAAGACGCGGTTATTCGTCTATTACAACCACTTCTTCAATTATTTCAGGCTCGATACTATATAAAAAAAGTTTATTGATTATTGAGATTGGCATTGATGTTACCTCTATTGCACCACTTTCGATAACATTGTTTAATGTAGGAGCCATAATACACTCCCCGTTAATTTCGGTAGCAATAGCCTTAAATAGATTACGCTTTGTGAAGTCCTTGAAAGCCTTTGTAGTTTCCGTAGGCTCTCCATTGTCAAGTCGAAAACCGACGATAGGGATATTACCATAGAGAGGTTCAATATGAACGGATGCCTCGACAATATTGGCGTGAAAAGTTTCGGTGGTGTCTTTAATGCCGAATACAATAGTATCATCGTTTTGTAATCCTAAAAACCACCCATATGGACTTGGCAGTGGCGTATGATATAGATATTCACAAACCTTTTCCAGTTGTTCCATGGTGCAGTTGCTTTGTTCATAAAGCAATGAACTATCTGCCAACTGAAAATTATCGGATTCATTGATTAGACGTACCGCTTTAATCATAGGTTGAAGCAACTCCATCGTCGTACTACCTTGACTAACGACAGGAGTAAAAGTAACCGACCAATGCACAGCATATTTAGTATCTAAATCAACTTGCAACGTATCTGGTAAGTCAGTAAAATGTATCTTCGCTTGCAGTGGAGTAAACGCTAATAATATCAATAAGAAAGCAACGAGTTTCTTCATAATCGGAAAGAGTTTGATAATTGCAAAGTTAGCGAAAATCTGCGAGATTCGGGGGATTATCACAGAAAATGCTTAACTATATAATTGAGTATTCGCCAGCGTTTCGTAACGACGCACAATTTCTTCTTGTTGTCGATTGCCTTAATAATCTGTTTTGATACTTTATCAAGAGGCATTACCCAAAACAAACCGTTCCCTTTTGCCATTCTTGTATCAACTAAGCCTGGGCGAATTTCAGTAACAGTAATAGCTGTTTTTCTTGCTTTGGCCTGTAATGACTTAGTATAATTTATTTGAAAAGCCTTGCTTGCGCTATAAGATGGAGCAATCGGAGTAGGCTGTAAGCCTCCAACAGATGTGATGGTAACTAAATGCCCCTTGCCGGTTTTTTCAAAATGGTTATAAAGAGTATCAACAACATTAGTCCAGCCGACAACGTTTGTAGATAGCGTTGCCAGTTCCTGTTTAATGTCAAGGGGCTCGTTTAGTTCTCCAATACCGGCGCACAATATAGCTAAATCAATATTCTGAAACGACTTAACGACTTCCTCAAAAGCATTGCTAAAAGAATTTATATCAGAAATATCAACTTGAAGCGCAAGCGTATCCGTAGGATTTGCAGCACATATTTCATCAAGTATGTTTTTTCTTCTCCCCATAATAGCGACACGATTACCGCATGAAATATAATGCGAGTAAAGAGAGTTGCCAATACCAGAGGTTGCGCCGATGATTAAAATGTTCATGTGTTATTAAGTCGTTTGTTTGTGCAAAGTTAGTGAAAATCTGCGAGATTCAGCGGATTATCAAAGAAAAACTTCGAGGCCGTTGACGCGGAAGATGCAGCAGTCGCGGATTTTGCGGCACTCTCCTGAGGAAATTATTTTTACGTTCCTCCAGCCGCCGTAGAAGTTGTATCGCAGTGAGATACAGTTATGCAGCTCCAGTATGGAGCCGTCGGATTTCCATACGGAAATATCGACAGGGTCGCCGCTGTTGAGCATAGTTCTTGCAGTGGAGATGTGGATTGATTGTGCCATTGCGAGTTTACGAGTAAACGAGATTGTATGGTTCAGTGAAAATGCCGGGCGAGGCGGAGAGCCGGACGATTGGACGGTTCTCGACGTATCGCCATGTGAACTTGACCTTGTTAAGTTTTTCGTCGCCGTCCTGCATTTCGCAGGTGGCGTCGGTAATGAGGATTGGAACGAGAAGCAGCGGGTCATAACTGTTTGTCGGGTCCGGCTCGATTCGGAACACATCGTGCGACGAAAAGAGTTGGTCTATCCATCCGGCTTCGTCAGAAGTCAGCGGCCCGGCCTCCACCTCGTAGGTCTTGGTCGTGGATTGGTTGTAGAACCGCGAGCTGCCGTTGATGATGGCGAGGGAGCGGTCAACGCCCGTCTTTGCGGTGGTTTCCACCGGCAAAGTGGCCGTATCCCAGACATTGAAGCAGTTGCGGAAATAGAACGATTCAAGGTCTGAGAGCGAGTTGTCAACGAAACAGGTAACAGACCGCTGACCGCAACGGACGGTAAACGACAGCAGCGTAATATTGTCAGGGCGAGCGGCGGCGAACCCTGCGGCATCGGCAATGACCGAGGACAACGGCACGTTGATCTGCACGACCCCGGAGGTGGCGGCGGTCTTGCCGGAATCCATAAAATATGAATGAAGAAATCTCGCCTCAGATTTTTTCGTCTGAAAGGTATGCTGTACCGAATACTCCAGACTCTCCCCGGATTCCGCGTAGAAGAAAAGGGAGAGCGTGGAGCCGGGAGCGACACGGCGCATTGAGAGTGTTGTCAGGAAGTTCTCTTTGAGGAATGTGGGAATATCCGTGCAGACCGTGAAGCGGTCGCAGTAAAGGATATGAAGCACACAGAAGTCCGCCTTGTTGTTGACCGAGTCGGTAAATACCCGCAGGGTAAAGTCGGCGCATGCCTGGCCGGACTTATTTATCTCGGACTCGATAAGCGAGCCGAGATCATAGAGCGTTACATAACCGCCGTGGGCGTAGTAACGCTCCGAGAGGATGACGATGCCGCCGGTGGCGGTCAGCGTAACATCGACATATTCCCCCTCGACGGCGACGGTGATTTCACCGACAGCCGAAGAAAGTATAATGCCCTGGGGGCTTGTATGTAATCCAGTGTGCCATGCCGCAAAGTTAACTTTGCGGTCGTGGCCGATAAAAGACAGTGAGAAAGCGGTCAACCCCGGAGGGTCAACCGCTGCACGGACGGATTGGAGAAGTCATTTCTCCAGATGGTCGGGACGGAAGTCCGGCGCGTCGGGGTCGATGCCTCGCGCGATGTATTTAGAGCGGAGGGCGTTGTGCGCCTGAATGACTATCTGATTGATGACGCGGAAGTGGAGGTCTTCAATCAGAAGGGCGACTTGCTCTTTGTAGCTCGGAAACTGTATGCCGAAGGCGAAGTTGATTTTTCGTGCTGCATCGAGGATGATTTGCAGCTCCTGTTCGGTAAACTTGTTGTAGTCGATTTCCATTGCTTCGGGGATTAGAGGGTGAAACATTCGTGATTGTTGTTGTCGATATGGAAGATGGAGAGTGTGTAATTCTCGCAACCTTTTCGGAACTCGACTTTTATAAAGTCCTCGCCGTCGCGCCACGTGTAGAAAAGGGCCAGTCGCATTGCGTCCGTATCGTTGTCGGCATAGAATTTCCATTTGCCCTGTTTTGTTGTGCAGATATATTCGTACATAGCTTTTCGGATTTATGGGTTGGACTTCCGGGGAAAGCAAGAGAGGCTTATGCCTCCCTTGCGGCCTCGAACTGGAGGCGTTCATAGATGTTCTGCGAGATAGTCGCCCCGTATCGGGCTTTGAGCAGGTGCATGTAGCGCATCGCGCTTTTGGCCGTCTTGCATCCGCATCCGACGTTGTCCTTGGGGGCCACGCCCTTGAAGTAGACGTACCAGCGGTTGAACTTGCGCTGAGCCACGATGAGCCTGGGAGCGATGGCCGGAGTGTTCTCGACGGCGGGAGCGGCGGGGGGGGGGGCCTGTTTTTCTGCGGATTTTTTAGTTTTCTTTGCCATGATTTTGAAGTATTTGGGGGTTGACAAGTGAGCCGAGGCTCTTAATTTTTACATTGCAATAATTGGGAGAGCTGAGAAAGCGATGGAAAAGCAAAAATTTCAAGTAAAATTTCAGCCGGAGGCCGCAGATAAAAATGAAGCTGCAACGTAGCGAAGCGAGATTTTTATTGAAATTTTGTGTAGAAATCCGTCAGGTATATTTTGCGATGAGCGGTCAGCCCTACCTTTGCAGATGGAAAAATAGACATCGGATCACTCCCCAGATGCTTCATTGGCAAAGAAAACAATCCGTGGAAAACAGCCCGAACCGCCCGACGTCGGGAACGGCCATTGCTCCGTACTCGTCGCGGCTGCAAGTGAAACGGTACGGATATCAAGGGTGTGGCCCGACAACTGAGGGTTGCGGATGAGGCCGGAAGCGCGGTAACATGCTCCTGCGCCCGATGCGGTGGCGAGTCGCAGATCATCAGAACGCCGCAGGTTGAGGCCAGCGGCGGCGGTGGCCGTCGCGCCGGAAGTACGACACTAATCCGGCTATGTACTGCCGTCTGACAAAACGGGGTGAATGGAAATGCCGACAGCGGAGGCAATGCGCCGCTTCCTTTTCGTGGCACGATGGCGAGGACACAATAATGCAGAGCGACTTAGGCGGTCTCACGCTCCGCGTCGATAGACAGGACACAATACGATCACTCCCCAAAAAAATGGCGCGAAATGCCATGCCGATGAATACCGATGGAGAAGTCTGCGGCCTTTGGAGCGTTGAGCGGTCAGCTCGGATGGCCGACAGGCACCTGCCCGGAGCACATCGATTGCGCAGGGTCTGACCCGCAACCCTCGGCTTGTAGGCGGTGCCGGAGAGCCGTTAGACAAATGATAGTGAAGCGATGGCGAAAATGAGCAAAGGAAAAGGCTGCCCCGGCGGACAGCCGTCCCTTTGAGGGAGGATAGGTTTTACCAACCTGCGTAGCAGCCCTGAACCATTGTGTAGTCGACGTCATCGACTTGTGCGGCTGCGATTTCCTGGGCTTCCTCGGCGCTGCGGGCTTCGACTTCTACCGAGATGCTTTCGCCGTCGAAGGTGATTACTTCTACCGAATAGTATTTGAGCTTGCGGTTGGAGTTGAGAGAGCTGTCGAATATGTTCATTACGTGGGTCATGATTTTGAAGTTTTAGAGGGTTTTTACTGTGCGCCGGGGCGCGTTTGTTTTACATTGCAGAATATGCGGCTGACCCAATCAGTGCCACAGGCACGTTAGCCGACAAGGGTTCGTCCAAAAGGGCTTGCCCCCTGAATACTCTTTTTTCATAGGCACAACGGAAAAAAGGAAGATTTTTTGAGCGAATTTACATGCCCTTGACGAGCGTAGATAAGGCCGCTAACTTCGCGATGTAAATACAATGTGCCTCCGTGCGTGTTTACGAGTAAAGTTCCTCGCGAAACGTCCCGGCAAAATCCTGATCTACGTAACCTGTAAGGCATATTTGATGGCGAACGCCAACTGTAAGCCCAAATACACATCTGCCCAGTGAAGTAATCACTGACGGCAAAAGCCTCTCACCTTTATGTGAAGCCCGGATGAGGAAGAACAGGTAAAGAATTGCCTTGCAATCGCCGAATACCTATGAAAATAAACTCGGAATGAGGCAAATCGCCACAAGTCGAGTCGATGCAACGAATGGTTCAGAGTTTCAGTCGGTAAAATCTCCATCAAAGGACCACGAAGAACGGTAACGACCTATATCTGGGAATGACAGCCATTGCCGGAACAATGCCGCATAAAAAAGCGAGCTTAGATCCAACGGATAGTTGGTGCCTAAGCTCGCTGAATGAGTTAGCGATTGAAGCCTTTCGGTCGAGACCTTAGGCTTGATTTACGAAAGCGCGGCGGCGGTGCCGCAACTCCATAAGAAAGCCCTACAATCACTGCCGAGGTTTTTATATGATATGCCTTGCTTTATCAGTTATCGAAATGTATGGGTGGAACCGGGAGGTCGTCGCGACGTATTAATTTCTTAACTTCTTCGGATAAGCCTTTTTGATAACGTTTCAGCCACATTTCCGTCGGTGTCAGCTTTATGACTATATAATATTCCGTTGCATCCCATAAATCATCACTGTCGGGAGCGTCATACCAAGTGAGTTCGAGACGCGGTTTCCCGTCATCTTCATTCGCAGGATCTGACACGTGCCATGTGTATCTCTTATAGAAATCGGCTGTTCCGTCCGGCAAAAGATAGTATGTAATGAGACCGCCCCACGACCAGGTGTTTTCGCCGTCGGTAGTAAAACGGTATATAAGCGGATTATCATTGCTCCCGTCCTCAACTAATTGCCATTGTCCTTTGATCAGTTTGGTGTCTGGATAGTCCGGGGTGTCATTATCGCAAGAACTGAACGCGAGTGTAAGGAGAGGAAGTAAAAGCAGAAGTAGTTTCTTCATGTTTAATGGTGTTTACGGTTATTTCATAATAGCTGAAGATGCGCCTGATTGTTCTCCGACCTCGTTGCCCCGTTGTACTTTCTTTCCGTAACCGAAAGTGTATGTCACCGAAAGGTTCAAACGGCGATGAAAGTTGTTTCCATCAACGAATCGTGTTTCTGAATACAAAGGAGTTGACAACGTATTAGTAGCACAGAGCCAGTCATTGCGAAATAGATTCATCGCGCTTACCCTGATATTCCAGTTTGCCCGGCTCCATCCTGCGAGTATCTGGTAGAAATCACGGTCTTTATATATTACTCCACGATTGCCCTGCACTGTCAGGTTTCTTGTCTGATACGATGCCTGAAAGTAGAAATTACCAAGATAATAAGTAACCGATGCGTTGCAAGTGAACGGACTCCGTTTAATGTCAAATAATCCGGTCATACGATAGATTGAAATTGAGGGCGATGCCGCAAGTTGAATATTGCCATTTAACAGTTTGTAATTAAACGACATTCCGATTTGAGTACGGTTATAGTCGCCGTCAGTTTCAAAGGTGCGAAGCAAAGCAGTCCCACCGTCGTATGGCTCGTAAACAGGCACATACAGGTTATATTCTCCGAAGTATTGGGCAAAAGCCGAAGCCGAGAATTTGTTAGACGGCATCCAGTTGTAAGATAGGTTGAATGTAACCTGTCGGGAAAGTCCGATTTCGGGATTGCCGGTATAGTACATCAGTTCGTTCTGTTGCAGTATATTCGGCGTTTTCTCGCTTGCACCGGGATAGTTCGCGCCGAAATGGAAGTATGCGCGGAAAGAATGTTTCTGTGAAGGAGAGAATCCGGCTGATACATTAGCGAGAGGATAGACCTCTGAAACGGACTGGTCGTTGATTTTGTTCTTCTCCCATTGCAGAGCCACATCAGCACTCACATTCCATTGATTGTTGGAGAAGCTGTAACCGAGTGCGGCTCCGGCATAGGTGTCGAGGAAATCATTGTCGTAAGGAGATGTGCCTAAATAGCTCACATCATTGGATGTGGAACCGTAATAAGCGCGGAAGAAGCCGTTTTGTCTGTCTGTGAATATCTTGTAAAGAGTGGCGCTGCCCCTGAACTGCCATACATTTTCCCTTGAGTCGTTTACTATGGCATCAGTGGCTGAAGTCTGATAGCGGTAATTGTTGTTTGTGTGTCCGTAATTTATGCCTGGCGAAACGCTAAGATGGAAATTTCGGGGCAGAATGAAATAGTAATTGCCAGACCATATAATATAACGGCTGGTATAAGGCTCGTATCTGCTATATTCGTAGTCTTCTGCCTGTCGGGGTACAAACGACAGCTTGCCGGATGTTTCAGCCGTCGGCGACTGATCGAAGTTAAAGCCGACAGTGTTTGCAATCTGCACTTTGTCGGAATCGTAAATGGCTCTGAACGTAACGGGGTACTGGTTATACCTGAAATGAGAGTTGTCGAATATTTCGTTTCGCGTAATAAGGTACGGTTCGCCGGCGGCGTTTTCAAGAGTATAGTTCCCAATGGTTGATGTACCTGAATGTCTGATGTCGTGATTTGACGCACCTGCATATAAATCGTATGTCATTCGCTTATATGCGAACTTTGAATATATTGAAGCACGGCTTGACAGTTTTCCCACAAAGAAATTTTCATTTACCGTCGCTTTGGTGTAGCCGCCGTATTCGTATTTCTGCATGATGAAATTGACTACATGCTCGTTGCTCTGAAAACGAGGGTCGGTAGGAAAATCGAGATATTCGACACGCCGCACATCAGATGTCATAATACCCTCGATTTCCTCTGCCGAGGCAGGGATATAGTTGATATAGACCGCGACATTCTGACCGCTTGGTGTCGTAACCGCATTGTCAACAAGATTGATGTTGATTTGCGGAATGGCGAGCTGTCGCAAAAGGTCAATGGCGTTTTGCGCGGACGATTTCTGCCTTGAGGTCGGGGTATATGTTGAAGATGTAGCGTTAGTGCGCTGCATTTGGGCTTCGACAACCACCTCGTCAAGTTCTTGTGTCTTTACGCTGTCGGGCGTTTCCGTCTGCGCCATTGCCGCTATAGCAAGGGTTGCGCAAAATATTGTTACCAATAATCTATATTTCATGCAAAAACAATGTTATCGTCCAAACAAGCCGTAGATTATCTGACCTACCGGCAAACCTATTCCAATTTTCTTTTTCCCACGGCCGACATTTATGTAAGGGGTAGCGATTGGTTCCACGTCATAATAGTTGCGAGGACCATGACGTTCCACTATCTGTCCTCCCATCAATATTCCTAAATTTTCGGTGGCTCTGTAATTGACATAACCACCGAATCGTGATACATCATAATACCCCAGCATTGACGGAGGCATAGGAGAGCCGTTTGGCATCATAGGCATAGCGTTCCTGCCATAATAATAAGCGTATGCCGTAAATGACAAAGGCGATGAAAACCGGTAAGTAAAGCGGCCATGTATACCTGACTGGCGAATAAGACCGCCATAAAAAGAGTATTTGTTGACAATGCCGCCAACGTAAAAGCTCAACTTTTCATTCTGTACCGAAACGCCCAAAGTGCCGGTAGTCTTATTCATCATTCCCGGATAAGAAGCAATATCAACATTCCCGGATATTTGCAGATTGTCATTATTGTAAATCACTCCCGGAGAAACATATATATAATGAAAAGCAGGGAAAGGCCGCATCAGATTTTCTGTAATATACTGCGAAAATGCAAAAGTACGATCAGGGATAAAGTAATCAGGTCTGCAAATACTATCGTTATGACAGTTGCCACACATGACGCTGTCATTTGCTGAAAACTGTGTCAAAGGCACAGCATTATTATGAAGGACTCCGTCAACAACCCCATTCAGCACCGATACCGCAACACTATCCGATGCCTCTTCCTGTGCCATTGCGGTTATAGCAGAAATGGCACATAATATTGATGTAATGATACGGTTACTCATATCTTTAAGGATTCTCGTAGGCTCAACAGAGAGAGTTAGTTAATATAGAAAACGTGAGCCAACTATGCCACGTCTTAACTTGAAGGTCGTAGGAAACCGATTGTACTCAGATGTGGTTGACAGCAGCCCACGCTATGCGAGGAAAGCCATCATGCCATCTTCGAGTACTGTTGAAAATTTCCTACGTTTTCAAGTTCAAGATACGCATAACGCTTCTTATTTTTCCAGAATGTCGTGGAGAGGTAAATGCCTTTCCGACTGCAAAGTTAACGAAAATATTTGAGAACGAGTGTGTAACCAAGAAGAAAATTCAGACTACGATACGCTACGATACGCCCGACACGGAGAGGGCGAAAGTATCGTGGAACGGGAACTTTTCGCAGCCGATGTAGAGCGTATCGAAGGCATCGGTGCCGTCTGTGCGGTGTTCGAGCAGGTCTTCCTCGCTCTCGGCGAGTTTTTCGCCGGATTTATCCTTGCGGAAGCCGTTGCGACCGTTGGAGACACCGGCTGACTGAATGGCAAGGATAAGATCTTCGTTATTCGAGCGGTTGAAGAACGGCATGAGCCTTTGCTTCCCGGCGAAGGCGTTGTTGATGAGAAGATACTTCTCGTCATGGTGCATCGGGTTTCCGAGGTACACGGACTCGATGCGCCAGCCGTGCCGCTCGAACTCCTTTACCACATTATAGTGGAAGTCCTGGTCGTTGACGGCATAGTTTGAGCCGAGGGCCGTTGCATCGTAATAATAGACCACGGTCTTGTTGCGGTGCGCGGCGTAATATCGGCAGAAGTCCTCGACGAGTGCCGGTATCTTGCGGTCGAACTTGACGTAGAAGCTCTTGATGATATTGAGGCGGCGGTCGCGCGGTTGCCCGGCGACAATCCAGTTGATATTTGCATTATAGTCCATGCCTATGCAGATGGGCGCGTCAGGGTCAACGTCCTTGTCGGCGCGGGCGTCCAGCGTCGAGAAGTCGTAATCATAACCGAGGGTATCGAGGTATTGATTATCGTTTGCCTCGTACTTGTGTCCCTCGCGCATCGAGGAATAAAAACCGTCCTTTGCAATTCCGATCCTCTGACAAAGGATAGAGGTTTGGAAGGTCAAAGGGGTAAGGTCACGCTTCATCTGCTTAATGTAGTTCTCACCGAGAAGCTGCAAGTTCTCGATGCTGCTGTACTCGCGGTAATATACCGCGACGGAGCGCATCTTATTGAGGTCGCGGTCGAGCCGACGGAGATAGCCTTTCAGGTACTCCGGCACCGGCTCCCCTTTGGCGTTGAGGGCGCGTATGCGCTCCTTCGTCCTCCAAATCTCATAGACCGTGGCCTCGATGGTCTTGATTAGCTCCGGGTCCATTTTGTCGCGGTAGTGGAGGAACCAACTGCCCTTCTGTGTCTGCGGCATATCGCTCAATATCATGATTGAGTGATTGAAGGAGTGCCTACCGAAGTGCGACTTGATGCCGCCGTTGGCCGGTAGCGTTTCGTCTTTGAGCTTGGCGTAGTCGATGAACTTGGCCTCGTCGACCAGCAGCCACGACAGCGTGAGCGAGTTGGAGCTGCCGGGACGGTCCTGTGATATAATCACGGCGACGGCCCCGTTGTAGAAAGATATGACATGTTCATAATCTTTCGGGTCGATGATGGGCTGACGGAACGACTTCGGCGGTTTGCGGCCAACAACATAATGTATGCCCTCGATATAACCCCAACGGCGCCACGCGGCGAGCAAGCCGGGGATTGTGTTAGTCAATCCGTGCTTGAAGGTCGGCACCACGATGCCGCCTGTCGAGCCGGGCATACGCTGCATATTTCGCAGAACAAAAGGCGCGGCGATAGAGTCAGTTTTACCTGTACGGCGACCGGCCACAATAACAGTGGTATTGGCACCGATTAGTTGTGTCAATCTCTGCGGTTTATTAAAGTACACTTTCTTCTGTGCCATCGTCGGGGTTGTTCTTTGGGTCAGGGAAAAGCGAGTCAAATTCGAGGTCCACTTCCTCGAACTCGACATCTTCAATGTCGATGGTTTCACGGCGGTATTTCTCAATCATCGCGTCAATCTTTGACTGGATGTTGGGAATAGGCTCGATGCCGAGCACACGCGGGTCATCGGTAGCCGTGAACGGTTGGACGAGGATTTGGTCGAGCGGTATTGCCTGTTCGTCTTCGAGGTCAACGCGGTTGAGCTTGCCGTAGGCGGTTGCGGCGCGTTCCATCGTCTTGCTGTCCTTGCGCTTTTCGGCCATTTTGTATGTGGCGATAAGCATTTCATTGGTGCGCCAACGGTGGAAGTCGCGCGAGGCGGAACCGAGCATGGGAAGCAGCGACTTCACCACGGCTAAATCCGAATAGGCGGTAGTCCTATGGATTTTGTGGCGTTGGCACACCTCGGCGACAAACTCGCGGTCTGTGCCGTCGGGGTTGGCGATGAACCAGTTATACATTTCTCGGACGCGAAGCACCTTCTCGACCATTTGGCCGGGATAACGCTCGCGCAACTCTACCTCTTTGGTAAAGAGTTCAGCGCGGCAAACTTCGATGGCGTTGGGGTAACTCATTATTCGTCGTCCTCCATGTCGAGAAGATTGCGATGGGCGTTTTCGATGGCGAGCGGCGAGCCTACCTGTGCAAGCATCATTTCCTGGGAATGAAGCTTGACCTTAGAGGCGGCCTTGCCACGGCGGTAAGCCTTGCTTACGTCGGTGCCTCGGTCGGCTATGTCGGCGCGAAGCACATCAGCCGGAATATCGAGTATTACGGCGATGTCGGAGATTTTGAGATATATGCTTGCGTATTTCTCAATCTGCTGCAATTCGTTCTCGGAATAAGTCATGGAGAGGTACGGAATGATTGGTTATTAAATCGTTGACTTGCGCGTGGAGATTTGCGAAAATCTCCGGCGAGGTGGAGATAAACGCAGACTCGTGGCGGTTGCCGCGAGTCAAGTTCTGTGAGGTGATAACAGAGACAGTATCTCCGGCCTCGGACTTCACCAACAAAATCTTGCTGTGGTTGTCAGCAAGATATGTGCGCTCAATAACTTGGGTGATGAACGCCCAAAGTTTGAGCGTCTTGTTGGTCGCCTTGTGGTCGAGCACCAGGTTTATGCGGCTCACGCGCTTGTCTTTAGTAATAAAGAATAGTCGGCGCAGGAACTCCTCGGAAATAGAGAAAGAAGTCTGCCAGACTTCGGCCACGCCGACTTGGCCCAAAATCCATTCGAGGATGTCGGCCACTTGGACGGCATTTGAAAGATAAGCCTGAAACGGCGTCTCTTTCAACGGTCGAAGGATTTGGTCGATGTTGGCGGTGCGTTTCATTTCTTCGCAGACTTCTTGCTACCGGCGGCGGAGCGTTTTGCTTTTGCCGATCGCGAGGGCACGGCGTCGGGGCCGGGAGCTACATAATGGTCGTATGCCTCCCAGTTGGCGTGGAGTTTCTTGTCGAGCGATATAAGTTCTTTGAGGAAAGGGTACCGCTCGGAGTCCGGGCAGGTCGCGTTTTCAAGCGAGAGCGAGCGGAGGCGCAGATGCAGTTCGCGCATACGTTGGAGAAGCGAAAGGTTCTCAACGTACTTCGCTTTGACCTCGTCAGGCAGAGCGTCGTGGTCTTCGCGCTTGCCGAGGTGACGTTCATCTTCTGGCACAGTAGAAGCATCGTCTGTCAGATGATGCTCGTCGGCGATGGTCGCGACCTGCGCGGCCATTTCCTCGACCTGCGCGTGGGTAAGGGCTTGAACGCGGAAGTTGTAATACTTTTGAAGCTGATACTCGATAAATTCGGCTTTGCCCGAAGGATTGGCAATTAGATTGCGGTACATAATCTGATTGCCGGACAGCTTCAAAAGGTAAAGAGCGCCAACGGAGTAGTCGCGCTCGTCTTCCGACTTTTCAAGCCATTGCTTTATCTTTTCAGTGAATTTGTGGTCCATAAGAGCGTAAGCTGTTTGGTTTCCACAAAATTACTTACCCAATCATAGCCGATAAAAGACGGAAAATGTGTAACTTTGCAGATAATGACCAATACCATGCACAAATATATAAGCACAATATTCGTACTGTTCCTAACTGCACTTATTTGTAGCGGTCAGTCCTTTGTTGACAAATACCCTAAGCTGACCAAGAAGAATTTGCCTGAATTTTTCGAGGATTGGCAAGCGTACTCGGATAGTATAAGCTCCAATATAACTATAAGCAGTCCGCTTGATAGTCTTATATACGAAAGAAATCTCTTTACTTATGCCGAAATAGCCTTACAAAGCCCTCGACCACGTTATATAGTTTATCCCAAAGCCGTAGAAGTGTTAACTTATAAAGAGTTGGGAGATACGACAAATAACAGCACCTCTTTTGGACTTCTAATGAGCATACCGTATGCAATGCAAGAATATACCAAACAGATGGTTGACATAAAGATACCTGACGGTGCCTTGTATATGACAAATAGTATTTCAAAAAAAATAGATTCTTTCTTATATGTGGGGAAGTATCGAAAAAAGAAGGAGCGGGAAAAACGATTAAAGGAATTGAGAAAATATATATCGGTATCGTATGGGATTTTCAATACACATACTTATTGCGATTACCCTTTAATTCTTAATATTGGTGTGGCTTCTGACATCATTGTATTTCAGTTGGCATTAAATTCCAACGAAGCCACGGAGATTTGGTATAGAAAAGAAAATGGCCGCATTATTGAACTCCACAATAATAGAGGGAAGTTGATTATATACGATTGATTACAATTTATTGTTTATTCCTGTGAAAAACACGAGGTTTTTGCCGAGTGGCATAAGCAGCTCGCGCATCGAAATCATAGTTGCGCCGGAGGTAACAAAATCGTCAAAGACGATGATGTTTCGCTCGGAGGGCGGTTGTGCGCCAAAGGTAAAGACCGCCCCGACACGATGCTTAGAGTGGCACTCGGCAACGTCTTCATAGAAGGGTATGCCGAGAAGTTCAGCGAGCCGGGCCGAAATGAGCGAGGCAAAATTTCTGACCTTGTGGCGACGTTTGGGCGATGTAACGATAGCCCAGTCGCCGGAGGCAAGCGAATGACCAAGAATTTGCCGGATAAGGGTATTCATGCCCTCGGCAAATTTCTCTACCATATCGGGGTCGTTCTTGATGTCGGTAAGTGTCCGGCCATAGAGCGACTTCTTCCAGAGCGATATGATGCCGAACTGCGGATTGCGGTATGAAATCCGCACCTTGTTAGGCGCGAAGTCGCAACGGGCCTCCACCTGTTGAGCCTCTTTCCATGCCGCCCGCTTCTTCTCGGCGAAAAGGTCTTTGGTTTGAGCCGAGGGTATAAAAGAAGCGTCGAGGTCGGGGGCTTCCAAAGAAGGCACTTCGATGTCGTCCAACAGATCATCTATGCTGGGGTCCAACGCCATTCCGTACCGGCATTCTCGGCTGCGCTCGGCAGAGCCAAGCGAGCTTGCTCTGCTCTCACTGGCACGAGAATTGTCTCCTTTCCTGACGCTTCTTATATCGTCCATAGGGTAAAGAATTACGCGGCCTTGTGCGAGCAATCAATGTCTCCGTCCTCGGTTTCGAGCGTACCGACATAGAAGGGCGCGGGCACTTCGTCGGTGGCCTCGACGGAGATTGTGGTCGAGGTCGTGCCGGTGGCACCCTGACCCAAATCCTGAGCGACAGTGGCCTTTGTACTCCACTTGTCATTGCCGAGGACGCGGAAGTTGCCTTTCATGTCCTCCACGACAAACACGTTGTCGGTGTTGTTGATGTAGGCTGCGGCAGCCGACGCATCGGCACCGACTCCGGGGTGAACGGCAGTGAGCTTGTTAAGCTGCGTCTGCGAGGGCAGCTCGCCCTGCGCCTCCGAAGTAAGCTGCGACTTGTCGGGGAGGATGTCGATGTATTTCCACTTGGCATCTGCGGCGAGAGTGAACGAGCCGGCGAGGATAGCCGAAGTAGCGCGGCCCAGTTCATCGCGGGGAAGCTGCGGGAACACCACTATCTCGCTTTTTGCGAGGTAGTAGATACGGCGTTTCACACCGGGAAGCTCGGGGGTGCCCTGGCACCACCCGAGACTTTTCTGTATCGAGGTACAAACTTTTGCCATAGTTACACTGCGATTTCAATGGTTTTGAAACGGCGCTTGTCGATAGTCTCGAACTGAACGCCGAAGAACATAGTGGCGATGTATGAAAGGATAAAGGGTGCGAACTCCTTGATCATCACGTTTTCGACATCGCCCATCTGGTCGTAGCCCACGAGCATATTGCTCTTGGTGGATACGTGCATGAACTTCGACCCGGCCTTGTTGTATAGGGGGCAGAACTTCAACTTGCCGTTGGAACCCTCCACGGCACCCTGTCCGTACTGGGTGTTGTAAGGTATGCCGCCGTGGGTGAGCAGGTAGCCTTCGTTGTACTTGTCGACGAAGTCCTGCGAGCAGTAGAGATAGAGGTCCTGGGCGCGGAGGCGCGGGTCGAGTGAAAAGAGGATTTCTTTGGCGATGTCTACGGCGTTGGCCGCAGTGATGGCATCGTCGAACTTCATGTAGTTGCCTTCCTCGGCGGCGATGGTACCTGCGGCGATTTCCTTTTCGGTAATCGTGTCGAAGCCGTCGAAAAGGTCGGCGGTGGTATCTCCGGCGGCGTTCCGTCTGCCGTTCCATACGGCATCGTTCAGATGCTCGGAAAGGTTCTTGGCGATCTTGGCGAGTACGTGGCGGGCCGTGGGTGTAGTCATCTGACCGTCGCCCTTGGTTGCGCCTGTGCCGAGAAGCGTTGAGATAGCCGAGTTAGGCTCGAAGTTGGCGACAACGGAGCCAAAGAACGTTTCGAGGTCGCGGAACTCGATGCCGAGGTTGTAGTCCACGGCACGCTGCGGATTGTAGGGAGCAAACTGTGCGTCACCGGTCAGGTTGCCGACGCGCTCCTTGTATCGGATGCCGGGGCGCCCCGTCATATACTGGAGCGTGTCGCCAATACCGATAATGGGGAGCATAAGGAGGTCGGCGCGATATTTCACGGCGGCTTCCTGATACTCCTGAAGTGTGAATGTAAATTTACCTGCCATTGCGATATGGGGTTAAGGGTTAGACTTCGTTGTAGAGAGCGCGGGCGGAGTTGTAGGTATCTACGAACTGCTCGACATCGTTCTTGGGCTTGGGTTCGGCGCCGGGCTTGTTGTCCTCGACAACCTGCTTCGACGGCTCCGCCGGAGTCTTGGCGAGTTTGGCCTGAAGGTCTGCGATGGTCTGTTTCTGCTCGTTGCAGAGGCGGTCTTTCTCGGCGAGCGCGTCTTCTATGGCGTCGAGCTGCGCCACTGTAACCGTAGCCGCACCGTCTTTGACGGTCAGCGGCTTGTCGGCGAGGATAGCCGACAAGAAGGTGTAAGTCTTGATCATTGCGGTGGTAATGGGATTGGTTGACGGTTTGAAGAAGGAAGTCAGGGCGGCGAGGAAGCGAGAAAACGCACTGTCCTTGTCGACTTCGGCGATGGGTATGTTAGGTATCGGCATACCCTCCGAGGCCATAGCCGAAGCGAGCGCGTCGGTGAGCTTCGGGGCCGGTTCATCGGCAAGGTCCGTGATTTCATCGACAAATCCCCAGTCGAGGGCTTCCTTAGCAGTGAGCCAGCCGCCTGCTTTCATCAGGGCGAGAAGGTCTTCCGTCTTGCGCTTGCAGCGCGAGGCGTAGAGTTGGGCGCAGTTAAGGTCGAGCTTGTCGAGGTCGGCCTTGATTTTCTCACAGTCGGCGATGAGCGTTGCGAACTGGTCGCTGTTAAGACTGCCCCACTCGAAGAAGGCCATCGAGCATTTATGCACAAGGTACATGGCCCCGGCATCGATGGAGATACGGGCCGCGCCGAGCGAAGCGATGGTTGCGGCCGAAGCATTGAGACCCACGAAATGCACATTGACATTGCCGTGGTTGCGGAAGGCTGCGGAGATAGAGAGGCCGGTGGCGAGTGAACCGCCGAGGCTGTCGATAAGGACGTTGACCTGCTTTCCCTCGTTCTTGGCGAGTTCGCGGTCAACTGTGGAGCGGTCGAAGTCGTAGCCTCCGACGTAGCCTTTGAGCGAGATATGGTATGCAGTCTTTGACATGGCGTAACTGAGTTTTACACCACGAAGTTACCGCTGTAAATAAGGAGGGTAAAAGACACCGAAATTCACGAAAATTTCGTAACTTTGCAATCCTAAACAAGACAAAATTTGATATGATACATATTTGGCTTGATGAAAGCGATAAGCATGGGACGTATTACTCCAATTTTTATGGGGGAATACTTGTGCAATCTCAACACCGAGAGATTGTATTGGAACGCATGGAAGCTATTAAAAGAGAGCTGAATATACAGGATGAAATCAAATGGCAGAAAGTCAATGCCTATCATTACGACAAATACATCCGTCTTGTTGATGAATTATTTGAGATGGGCAAAGAGGGACTTTTGAAAATAAGGATATTCTTCCGTCATAATCAATATGAGCCGGAACTTACAGCCGAAAAGCGTAAAGAAGAATATCCGATTTTATATTATCAGTTTATAAAATATGCTTTCGGTCTCGTCTTTGCTGAAGATAAGGAGGGTGTTCGTCTATATCTCGATGAGATACCTTTGAACCAAGAAGATAAACGGAATTTCGTAGCGCATCTATACAGTCTTAATAATGACCATGATTTCAAGGCAAAGGGTGTGCATTTCGTTGAAAAAGGTATTTCTGAGGTCGATTCTAAAACGCACCTGCCCTTACAATTTATGGATGTAATACTCGGTGCGATTTGCTTCAAGTTAAATGAAAAAGATAAATTGAAGTCTGATGGTGACGAAAGGCCAGGGAAACGAACTATACTCAAACTCAAGCTATACAAGTATATAAATGCAAAAATCCGAGAGATATACCCGGATTTCAACATCGGTATAAGCACACCGATAAAAGAAGATAGCGACCGTTGGTTCCAGATTTATAGGCATTGGAGTTTCAAGCCGAAGCATCACACACGCAATTTAACACGAACCAAAAGGGCAAAAAAATAGTCCTGCGTAACCTACACTTGTGAGCTACGCACTTTTCACGTAGCCGTTCAGTTACGACAGGATATTTTTCTGATGCAAAGGTAATACCTTTTTTTCTATCTACAAAATGATAACGAAAAAAAGTGTGTTAAAGTTCATTACAAGCACCCCTACTCTCAACTGGCAAGTGCAAAATTATCGATTTGTCGGAAGAAAACGCTTTT